GTACAGTTGTAAGTTAGGAGCGGCTTTAAGCCAACCAAAAGTACCATCGTCACCGAAAGCTTCGTAGAGAACGAAAGCAAATCCAGTGGTCGTATCCATTAACCAGATACGGCAGGCACTCCTAGTTGGAGCAGTAATATCAGAAACAACACCAAGAAAATCTTTAGAATAAAATGGAACTTCAACTTCCAACACAGGACAAGTGTTTAAGTTTTGGAACCAAGAAAATCCTATAGAACTTCCAGAGTTGTTGGGGGTAGTGATGTCAGGTGAATCAGGGGAACTAGCGGGCAGTGGAACAGTGGTAACATAAAAAACGGGATAAGTGGACGCACTCATTTGTTTAGGAACAAACTTGTAACGAACTCCACCTTTCCAAAAAGCATACAAACGAGATATACGATATCTAGGACAATTGTATTTGTCATTTATGTTAAGACCAAAATAGGCCGGATCGATAGTAACTGAAGCATTAGGAGCACAGACGGAATCAAATGAAAGAGTAAACATCCGAGTCAATTGACGCAGAGAGTCTACTTTTTCACCAATCGAAGCTTGCGCGTAAACACTAGTAGCTAATCCAGGAGTAACCAAGAGAACGTGATCTCCACGTGCTGTTTGAGCAGTGGTATTTAAATTTTCACTTGTAGAATTAGAATGTGCTTGCGGCAAACCTCCCTCGTCACTTTCAAAAGCATCTAAGAGTGGTTGCGTAATAGCAACAGGAACATAGGTACCAAAATTAGGTACTTCAAATTCGATATTGGGTGCACCATACATAAAAACATTGATAGGAATGCTTGAAGGTACAGTAGCAGGATGAACGAGCGGATTAACAACAAATAAAACTAATGTTCCTTGCGAAACAGTTAGCCTGTCGATGTTGGTAAAAGCAAAACCAGTGCCTGTGCTCGTTCGAGAAGCAACACGGGTTTCGAGATAAGGGACATGCATAGCCCATGGAACAGTCATGGTGCAGTCGGTTGAATTTTTAATGTCACAAAAGATTTTAGGAACCATATCCAGTTCATCATTAGCTAAAAAGGCAGGAATATCAGTAGTTAAATGACCATAATATATTGCTATTCCTAAACGAGTAGAATAAAATTGATTTGCGACAAAGGACAATTTAAAGTTTATGTCCCCTCTCCAATATTTAAACATATGAGTGACATATGCCATAAGAGTGGGACCAACTTCGGTAGCAGATACGGCAGAAGAAAAGCCAGGACTAATAGGCCATTTTGCAATGACCTGTCCAGAGATAGCAGTATCTGAGAGAGAAAGTGTTTCAATAAAATTAGGCTTAGAGCAAACATAGGGAATGTTCATCTCGTCGGCCGTAGTACCAAACACTTGATTGTTAATGTTTAAGCTATTTTTGTAACAAGCAGCTAAGGGCACACTATTGTCAGAATTATTAAAGGAACATAATCCTCGACCAGGCTGTTGCACCATAGGTTCGGTTAACTGAAAGTTACGGGGTTTATCGAATCCAGCCATAGCTAAAAGGCCGGGTATCGTTTCTTTAACCCAAGCAGCAGCGGCACCAATGTCTTTTAGAACACCGGCACCTGCTTTCGCTACTGAGGTTGCGGTGGTGGCAGCTTTTTTTGTTTTATTTATAATAGCTCCTACTTTAGATTCAATCTCAGGTTCAGATTGCATATGGGCTTGGGGGTAGGAGGATCGCAGTAAAGATGGTGCCAAAGGCTGCACATCATTCCAAACTGGGATAGTAAGAGAAATATCTTCACAATGTACTAAAACATTTATAGATCCGGAAGTAGAACCACTTGTACCGTTCAGCGTATTGAACACATAAACGCGTACAGCGGCCCAAGGGGTGGCTATATCTGTCATTGAATCATAAGCAGCACGTCTTCCGACATAAGGAACACGGAAGACACCAGACGGTTCAGTTCCAGCATCAAGAAAAATATGAGGATATTGGGTAAGAGCGGATAAATTTTGAAAATTAGCATTACCACCTGTAAGACTTGGATACGGTTCAAGAACAGCAATCAGACGACCAATCGCAAATCGATTAATATTCATCTGAAAACGGAACACAGTAGTCCATCTCCAATATCGGAAATCAGAACACTTACAGGCGATAGACCTAGTAGACACAGTAACATCAGGAATTGGGTATGTTACTAGAAGAGTAAAAGGGGCATCGGTTGACAACCATTGGATCGTGTCAATAGTCCGAGGTCGTTTAAGAAAATCATGGATCGTATGAATACGGTTCTCTTCAAACGCACTATACTCTTTGGGAAGGAGTGTGGAGTCCTCCTTTTCAACGATAGTTGAGGCACTTTGATCAGAAAAAGCAACTATCTGAGCTTCTTCCATAAATTCGGGTTGGACATCATTTATTTCGGCAATCTTATATGGACACGTTTAGCAAGATTAGACTAAACGCCGTAATGTGGATGGTAATTATTTATATATTAAACTGGCGGAACTACCTAAACAGTGCCAGTACCCCAACCGTTACACGCTTCCACAAGCGCGCAACCCTGGCGGCCCTCAAGGATTTAAGAGGGGGGTTTTTCTTTTGTGAACTCAGATTAACTCAAAGTCAGCTTCACCAGAACCGGTGCATGCTATCTCTAAGTATGAATACCAAGGTAAAACTTCGATGGTGTCATATTGATGTTTATAAGCAGCATCAATTATGATAGGACACCAATGGTCAAAAGTTTCTTCACCGTGTAAAGCAAGTTCACGAATAACGGCGGAAAGAGTTCCAGAAAGCACATCATGTGGCACACCCTTATAGGTCCAATTCACGGTATCGAGAATCGTATTTATGTCTAAGGGAGCCAGATAACATGCAAACTGTTCAGACCAAACAAAACCTCGTTTGAGGAAACTAGCTTGGTCAAGGGTAACAAATCCTGTAACATTATCAGTTTTATCAGCAGCTGTATAGGTCATTCCTATTTTTGAGCACTCTTCCTGCACCACGAAAGGATTAAAAAAATGTTGAACGTCGGACGACACGTTTTTCATATTATCATCCCCATACATGGCAAGAGTAACATGCATATTAAAATCAAAATTAAAAGCTTTGATCTCATATGCGCGTTTATAGAAAATATAGCGAAACAGCAACGAACCATAAACTCCATTTATAAAGCCAGTTAGAGCATTACCACTGGGATTCCCGGCTATGATAAAATAAAAATTGCCTTTAACCATATGCAACGCGCTAGTTATACCAACACAATAAACAATTCGAGCATCATCAGCAAAATCCTCATTACCATAAAAAGCATTGACAATATATGGGAATTCTTGAACAAGTTGTGCAACCAAAGAAGCATCAAAATCTTTAAAGTCGCCGGCGTCTATATCATCACCGCGTTCTTTCATAAGAGCCACAAGGAGAGACCATTCCGGTGAATAGGGATTCATTCCAATCCATTGTTCATTATGACCTCTATTGAGCATCATCCATTTCACCCACATACCAAAGAGCATGCGACCAACTATTTGTTTAGCTAGTTCGCCACAAGAAAAGATACGTGGTTTAACAATTTTAGGAATGGGACGTCTTTCATCCTTCATAGTGTCGGTGAATACAGCGGAAGTGACCTCTCGATTATAGCAACAATCGAGTTCATACTGCACAGCAGCGCGAAGTTCAGGATGTATCCATCTCTTATCTAAATCGATAAGTTTCTTTTTACCATTATGAAAATTTTTAACCCACGGGTAACCAGGTGAAGTTTGAACACGAATAGAGGGCAAATATTTGTCACCTTCAACTCCAAAAACTGCTTCTTCAATAGTGAGTAAGCGTCTCTCACAATTATACTTCGTGCAAGACTTCAACTTGTTGATATATGAATTAACAGCGGCTTTGATAAATTGAGGGTCCAGGTACTGTTGAGGGCGAACAAATTTTTGCATTCCGATAAGTAGGGGATTCTTCCAAACACCCTCTTTATCCTCAAATGGTTTAAGAAGAACAGGAGCCTTATAAACAGGAGTTGTACCATACAAGGGACTAGGTATGATACTCGTTTCAGTGGGTAAATATACTTCATCATCATAATAAGACACAAAGGGTAAATCGAGAGCTTTCTCAGGACTCATATGGAATTGCACACCATCAGTTTCTAAGGACAGGGCGCCAGTGTAAGTTTGATCGACAACACCAACGTACTCGATAGGTTTACCACACCTAGCATCTAAAGAAGCTCTTGCGTCATTAATCTGTTCGGCGCTGCACGGCACAGCGTAACCCTGTTTAAGACCAGCTACGTGAACGGCTTGAATGCGATCACCACCAGAGAGATGGGAATTAACAGCTAGAATAGGAGATGTGCAAGATCCATTTTTACCAGAATAAGGATACATCGCTATTTGAGGAACAACAATAATAACTTTCTGGCCTTCAATGGTGCCTTCATACGTGAACTTACGATATTGGTATTCTATTTCTGAGAGAGTAATCCAGTGGGCAACCCAAGATTTCTCATCACGTTCCATATCAAGAAATATCGCTCGTTGTTTATGAGCTAAAGTATAATTCGGTTTCTTTAAAAATTTCTCATACAAAGAGCGGATACCAGGGAAAGTCGCATTACGAGGTAAACGCACGAGTACTAGATCTGTTTGCTCCCTGAGGTCAAAATCTTTCATTGGCACCCATCGCATCGAGGCCCAGGTAAAAGTTGCATTATCCCAACATACGCCTTTCCCGGGCCATTGAAATTGAACTAAACGACCTTCACATTTCCGAACGGCGTGGGCCACCATAAGGAAGGTTTGAGAATCGATCCACAAAACATTAACCAAAGGGAATCTTTCGTTAGGTTTCATTGGATCGAACGCATATAACTTAGCTTGTTGAGCGGAAACAATAGAAACGAGGTCAGATGTTACACTGTCCACTTTCTCGTTTTTTCCTTCGAAAGCGTGGCTTTGAGCAGCTATTTCTGCTATCATATGGTCATGATAGGCATCTTTCGCTTTAGCTAAACGTCCAGGTCGTACAAGATTGCGATTATAAATTTTAGGATCGGATGCATGAGCGGGCGGACCTTCAACGGCGGTCGTATACATTTTCCAGAGAGCCAATAGAGATAAAGCACCTCCTACTATTCCAAAGAAGGGAAGAATGGAACTAGTTTGAAAGATTGATCTAAAAAAGGTACTATACCACGTTGTATGTATGGGACTTAAATTATGCTCATCAAGGTGACGCACCAAAGAAAAGTTAATGCGTTTAATAGTAGACTCTTCAATATATGCAGGAAAATTGAAACGCCAACCATTTGGATACTCTTTATCTACCACCCAACAACAACGAAATACGATTTCTAAGTGGGGATTTTGATCAATCCCGTTCATATCGTTGAGATTTAGAGATGGAGTGGTTGAACGGTTAAGCTTTATGATACTTTCAAGATGATGATAGGCACACCATGTAGGTTTAACTTGTTCATTAAAAGAGCATAAGGCAGTAACGTCTTCAGGATTCAAATCATCCACATCTTTATCGTCTAGATCGATATGGTGTTTCTGCGGTGAACCAGTACACATACACGCGTGAGTAGCTGTAAAGGTAGTCTTAATCCGTTTCTTAACTTTTTCGAAAACGACACTAGGTACAGTGTAAAAATCAGCCCCCTTCGTGATATCTGCTAATCGAAGAGGTTCATGAACAGCATCAGTTTTAAGACAATTTATAGGAACACTACGAGCTTTAGCAGTCATAAATTTCGTGTAAATAGCTAAACGCCATTGTTGTTCTTCCAGATTACCTTCATAAAGTCCAAGTATCTTATACTCTTCATCGTTTAAGGATTGGATAGCCTGAAGATCGTAGGTCGGGGCCAGCATAGCTTCACGAGTCGACGCCAATCGTGCGCTTTGTTTAGTATTAACAGGACGTAACAAAACGGTTTTATCTTTCTTATAAACAATTTTCTCATAGGCATCAATCAATTTCTTGTCTTGAGTGGTTAGTGACTTATATGCTAACTGCATCTCCGAGAAGGCTAGAAATGCTTCAGCGTCAATAACGGCTGACTTATCTAAATAAGTTTCAGCTTGATCTAAATAGAATTTACCGAGTGCTGACTGAACACGTTGTTGATGGTCATAATAATTAAAGTATTGTTGCATCACAAAACCTACTAAAGTGTCGGCTTGCAATGTAGGTCGCTTCTGATCAAGGGGATCGTAAGCTTTACCAACACTTTTCATGACTTCAAAGGAAGGATTAGTAACAGGACCACTCATTTTAAGGACTAGGTGGAGACGATTATTGACAGCATCAGGGCTAATAATACTCTTAATTTGGGCTAAATTAATAGGGTACACTAAGTTAGATGTGAGTATAACAAAAGGGGTAGTGAAGAAAGTTGCTTTCTTCGCTTCTAACTCTGCCATATTCAATTGGTACTTAGCCACATTAATCCATTTGATTAATTCAATCCAATCACCTCCCATTCCCTCTACATCCACAACTTGACCAAAATCATCAACTACCATTACTGGTTCTTGTTGATAACCATCATAAAAATCTTTTTTTGGATCATTAACTCGATAGTAAACACGAGCTTGTTGGGAATCGCCTACTAAAATGGAAGCAGCAGCTTCTGCAAGTTTAGAAACATGAGAACTTTTACCTACATGAGAAGGACCGTAGATAAAGACAGAGAAAGCGGGAACACCTCCTCGTCTATTGTTAAATTCTTTTTCAGCAAATTCTACCTGTTTTGCGTCAAGTTGGTTTTTTAAATTAACTAAAGTTTGAACTAGAGCAGTACGACTCGTATTAACAGTAGCACGAATCAAGATATCAATAGATTTAGACAGATATGGAAAAACGCCAGACAAATGGGTACCAGCTACATAAGGGGTATTAACAAGACGCATACAATAAGTAATTAAAGAGGTTACTTTCTCTTCAGAAACGCCTCGAGGAAATCCATACCACCATAAGTGGATAAGATCACCAAAATAAGTCCAGGCTGAACGAAGATGTTCTATCGTAATAGCAATAGAATTGGTATCTCTTGCAATTTTACCTAAAGAAGACCAAAATATCTGAAAAGAATTGTAATGATTTTTAAAAAAATCCAAAGGAGTGTGTGTAAGATTATGACATATTATAGCAAATGCATTGTAAATTAAGAACATCGGATTATTAGTGGGAACATCATTAGCACAACCAGTAGGCACAGCATTAATACCGATAGCTTGGTGATCGTGAACCATATAATTAATAGCATCAACACATTGAATAGCAGACACAACACAGTAGGTACCACCTATAACGGTAGCAGCACTAATCCATGTTGCGAGGGCAGCTATACTCAAGAGACTACCTTTAGTAGCAGCAACAGCAATGACAAGGGCCAAAGTTACACAAGCTATTATAACATTGATCGTAATTTTTGTATTACCTTCCGTGTTAAAGAAAGCAATTACATTGTCAAAAACTTCATTAAAACTAGGGACAGCATCGAATTTAGCTTTAATGCGGGCAGTTATTTCAGCAAAATCTCCCACAGAGTTTTTGACATCTGAGAAAAACTTTTTAACGGATTCAACACTTTCATTATATCTATCTTTGACATTTGTAATTGTTTCAATAATTGGGGACAGAAATGTTTTAACGTCCGGCATAATGGGCACATGTTCAGGATAAGCAGTTTCAGCATCAAGAGGATATTCTTCGTCAACAAATTCAGGGTCATTAAACATATGAGCTTGAGCATTGGTCTCAAAAGTACTAGCATATAAATTATTGGGTACGGGATTTTGGTCACCCATTTCTTCTATCCCTTCAAAAACTTCAAGAGTTTCATCAGTAGGTATCGTTAACAAAGTGGGAATACTATTTAAAAAAAACTTATTCTCGCTCTCTATTACAGGTAACAAATAATCAGAACCAGCGGCCATAACGCCTATTAATTCTTTTGTTTTCC